AAGTCGGTGCCGTAGCAACCCCGTTCGAGCATCGGCCCTTCGGGGCGGAATTGGCGTTGTGCCAGAGGTACGCTGTACAGGGGGTTATAAATGTATCAGGAAGAATGGGGTCGGGAAACAACGGCGGCGGAACCGTCACGTTTCCTGTACAAATGAGAATAGCTCCCACAATAACTTATGTTAGTGGTGGTTCTGGAAACGATGGCTCATCTACCGTAGCTATCACCAGTATCAATGCAGTGCAGAACTCAAATCTAACAAGCGCAACTGTGGATTTTGCGCATGGTGGCGCATTAGGTGTTAACAGAGGTTACACTACAACACCCGGGCCAACATTAAAATTAGAGGCGGAGTTATAACCCATGTACAAACTCACCAACACCGACACTGTTATCCGCGTAGCCGATAACGCCTTCATCCCCAACGACCCCGCCAATGCAGACTGGCAGGAATATCAAGCATGGCTTGCGGTGCCAAACACCCCCCAACCCGCTGCCCCAAACACGGTGTACACCATCACTGGCCACACTGTCGCCGTCCCTGCTGGCGTAACCGTCAACCTCCCTGACCAATCCCTGCCCGTGACCTACACATGGGACGGAAGCGCATGGGTTGCTGACCTGCCTGCCCTACGCACGGCGCGTCTGGCGTTGATACGGGCGCATAGAAACACCCTGTACGATTATTGCAATGTTGCCACGGCAAAAGGCAATAATAAGAGGAATCGGGGATTGGAACGCCAAGCGGGGGAATGGAACACTAAGTTGGATGACGTGCCGCAAGTGGCCATCCCGGCACTGGACGCGCTTACTACGGCGGCAGAAATTGCATCTTACGCCCCCGATTACACGCCCCCGGCGTATGTTTATGTGGTTTCTGCCGTGCAGTTTTTCACCGTATTGCAAGAGAACGGTTACGTCACCGCCGAGCAAGCCGCTAACCGTGCGCTCCTTCCTGCGGCGTTGGCAACGGCGTTTGATTCACTTACACCCCCAAACGATGGACTTGCACGGGGTAAATGGGCTAATTTCACCGAGGTTGCAGAAGATGAAGCCCTTGTTCCGCTAGTGTCTGCCGCCCTTGGTGTTGCATTGGAAGACGTGCATGATTTCTTCGTAGCAGCGTCGGCCATCGTATGACAACCCTTTGGACTACCGTCACGAAAGAACTAGGCAGGCCAGATGACCAAGGCCGTGACTGGTATACATGGGCGTTAAACCAAGTCGGGCATTTTGGGCTTGGTGTCATCGGCATGATGAATTTTAACATCACCGTGGTGCTTATGTTCGCCATCGGTAAAGAAGCCTATGACCTTTATCACAACGGCAAATGGAGGGACAGCGTGACAGACATAACCTTTTGGAGCATCGGGGCTTTCTTTACTACTGCGCCCGGCTTTTTAACTGTATTGCTCTGTATTATTTTACTGATCGGCGTTTATAAACGGTTTAAGGAGGCAAAACGTGGTTGAAGTTGTGCACCTTGAGCGCATTACGCGCACCGAAACATTGATCACCGAGCAAGGCAAAACGCTGGATAAAATCGAGAAACGCCTTGATGAGATTGACGACAAGATGGATAGTATGGCCACGGCAGAATCTGTAAAGGACTTGCGTATTGAAATTCTTAAACTAGAAAATTCTTTTGCGGAAAAATTTTTACCTAAATTATTATCTGAACAAGCAAAACAAGACGATGCTATTCGTTTATTGCAAGACAGGCAGCGTATTGCTTATTGGGCAAGCATTGTTTCTCTATGTTTATCAACAATACTTTTACTTGTCGGCACAATGAGTTTAAAGTATGCACATAAAATAGGCACGGCTGTTGGCACTGCCGCTAATAGTTTTTTGCCGCAATAAGGAGAAAATTATGTCACGCGCAACAGGTGGATACAAAGGCACCCCCAAAGCCCCGGCAGCACGGATGGCGGCGAATAAAAAAACCGCACCAGCCAAAGCACCAAGAAAAAAATCCTAGTGCTACATTGGATTGCCCTAGCCGGATTGTTTATCCCTCATTGGGTAGATATTCTCGGTTGGGGCAATCTTGATGTGTATGTGTTGGGCATTTTCGTGACGCTGTCCGCTTTGGCCTTGGCGGGCGCGTGCAGCGTCACCAAGGTGCGCCATCGGGTACTAAGCATGGCAATATCTTTTTTGGCTATTGCTTGGCTTCTTGAGCAAGCTGTGAGCATGGTTTTCGGTGTTTCCATCTACCACCCTTGGTGGGCCATTATTGAGACAACGATCCTAGCCCTGATAGGCTTAAATTCGATTGTACGCTTTGGCCGCGAGCAATCCGATTGTGTGGCCTATTACAAAACACCCGAGACGTTTCTAGACGTGCTGGCGTGCCTTTTAGGCGGCGATCTTAAACAGACGTGTATTGAGATAGACGGGCGGTTTTATGGGTTCCGGGCGGGATGGTGCACAGAAATTAACGGTTTTGATGTTAAACGAGGCTTTGAGGTGCGCTTTATCTCGCGTGCTAAAGCGGAGAAAATCCGCGCCAATAAAGGCAAGCCGTGGAGACCTTGGAGGAATTGTGTATGGTGCCTACTATAGCAAATGACAACCTCGGCAATGTTATTGATTTAGAGAACTACCTAAAGCCAGTAGATACCCGCGCCAGCGAGTTTTTTGATGCGCTGGCAGACGAGTTTTTGGGAACAGAAATTGCGTTGGTAACAGTAATTGCAATGTATCGTGACGAAAATGGTAAATTATTAATTAAGGATTACAAGCTATGTTAACCCTCCTCGGCTCTCTCCTCGGTTTCCTCGGTAGCGCGTTCCCCAGCGTTCTAAAACTGTTTCAAGACAAACGGGATAAGGCTCATGAACTGGCCTTACTGCAACTACAAATGGAAGCGCAGACTAAACAGGGAGGCCAGCGGCTGGAGGAGATACAGATAGCTAGCCAAGCGGCTGAAATGCAATCCCTGTACGCTAGCATGCAGCCTACCAACGTGCCTTGGGTGGATGCCCTTAATGGCACCGTGCGGCCAGTAATTGCCTATGCGTTTTTCGCACTGTACGCGGCTATTAAGGTGTCGGCCATTGGCACACACGGCCTGTATCCGGAAAACATCTGGACGGAAGAGGATGCAGCTTTGTTTGCGGGAATTGTGAGTTTTTACTTTGGGCAACGGGCGTTGAGGGTGAAGTGAAAATCAGTCAAGCGGGAATTGACCTCATAAAGCGATACGAAGGCTTTGTTTCTAAACCATATTTATGCCCGGCTAAGGTTTGGACTGTTGGTTATGGAAGCACTCGTGGCGTTACCCGTGACACGCCTCCAGTAACCAAGGAGCAGGCAGAAGAAATATTGCGCCGCGATGTAAAAAGCGCAGAAGCCGCCGTGATGCGGTTGTGTCCTTCCCTGAAGAAACAAAACCGTTTTGACGCTATCGTGTCCTTTACTTTCAACCTTGGTGCAGGTGCTTTGCAGCGATCGACATTGCGCCAGAAAATAAACCGTAAAGATCATTTGGACGTGCCACCGGAATTAATGAAATGGATACACGCCGGAGGCCGCAAACTGCCGGGATTAGTGGCTAGGAGGGCGGCAGAGGGTTATATGTACCAGGACGAGTAGAATCTGATTTTCCGTCTGATTGTGAAAGAAAATACCAGTAAAAAACGTCAATTTCTTTTTCCAGCTTCTCAATCCATATCTGATTGCCAACATCAAGACTAGAAGAGTATTTATTGTTAATATTTAAAAAGTATTGGTACTTAACATCTTGCATTGCCATAATACTGCACGTTGGATGGAGTGTTATTTGGATGTGACCAAGAATATTAGATTTTACAATATCTGAAAATAGTTCTTTGGAATGTTTATCTATTAAAAATAAAAGGTGTTTTCCCGTTCCTATTTTTTTTCTGTTTATAAATAATTCTGATTCTGGCGTGTCTTGAAATTCTTGCTGCATTTTTTCTAAGCCGCTATATCCTTTTGCGGTGCCAAGATGAAATAATCTTTTTTCTTTTGGACGGTTTAAAGAGCTGTGTTTAAGAAACTTAACAACTTCAAGGCATTCTATTAAATAATAAAAGTTTTTTAAAGACTCTTCACGTTTTTCTATGTTGTGTATTTGCTGTGAAATTTTTTCATATGTTTTTTTAAGGTATGCAGGTGAGTTGCTCATATTAATTCCTTTCGTTGTGAGGCAGAGGGGGTGATGTACTTAGAGTGACTACCTTCCGCCCTTCTGTTCGGCATCAACGATACACAGTATGAGAATGATAAACGGAAGCATGACAACCCCCATGCTAAAATAGTTCGCTCCCAGCAGTCCAAAGGCCCACAAAATAAGCGGGATAAGAATGCTTATTAAGAATCCTGTTATCTTAAGGAGAATCACAAAAAACTCTTCATCCCTACAAGAAAACTCTTTTTCTGTTTCTCTTTGAATAAGATAATTCTCATGGTCATCTTCAGTCATGTTTATTACTTTCTTTATAAGGCAGAGGGGGCGATGTATGGGGGTTAGTTTCATTTCTTCACCTCTTTAAAAACCTTTGTGTTAGAGTAAAAACAGTATTGAACGCCACGGATAACAATAACGTAATAGATGCCACAGGCGAGATAAAATCCCCTTGGTGCTAGAGCAATCCAGTATTTTCTTGGGCTGCGCTTCCAAAGCTTTCCGTTGGCGTTATAACCGTACCTGTCAAACGGAGCTGGGCATGGGGTGATGTTCATAACCTCTCCTTAAATATTTCTTTAAAAAATTGTTTTTGTTTTTCATATTCATTTTCTTCGAGGACAGGCCGGAAAGGTCGGTCTTCATGACTTGCGGCTTTAATAGCCTGTCCAGCAGCCCAGTATGCCCATTTCCATGTTAGGGTAACGTCTTTTCTTTGCGCGTAAAAAGAACTCATGCAAGCATACATGACGGACTCGGTAGCTTTTTCGTAAGAACCCCAACCATATTTTAGAAAAAGACTATTGGCATGGCTCTTTAAATCTTTGAGGCAATAAAAATTAATTTCTCTATTCTTTGCCTTTTCAATGAAGTTTGATAGGTAAGAGCAATCTTTTAACAGTAATTTATAAAATTCAATAGACGATTCCGCACATTTTATAGCAAAATCAGCAATGCCATTATAATTTTTAATTGTGTTTAAACAATTCACCGCATACCAATAATCGCATTCTTCGAGAATGCTTAAAATATGCAACGGTTCATCGTCTGGTTCTGTTTTTTCTAATTTTTCTAAAATTCTTTTAAATTCATAATTGTCAAACTGAATTATGGAATTTAAATTTGTCCAGTTACTCATATCCCATTACTCCTACTTACTAAATCCTGCGCTCTTGAAATTGCGTTTTTCATTTCTTGCCCGACAAATAGCAAATTTATTGAACC